CCAAGTATCTGGGTCTCTGAAACCAACACTCATACCAGGAACAGATTTCGTTATACTTTTGCGAAATTTACTCGCATCAAAGGCTCTTGCCATGTATTTCTCCTAATGTGTTATAAAAGTGTGGGAAGTAATTCCCACACTCATATTAGTTCTTAGTCAGTTTTTCTACTACGAATCATTGCTAAGATATCTGCCGCATCGGCCTTCGGTGCATCAGCAGTTACTGGTGCAGGCGTTGGTGTTGGTGTTGCAGTTGTTGATGCTACTGTCTCTTCCTTTGTTGCCTCTACTTTAACTTCTTCTACCTTTGGAGCAGTTGGAGTTGCAGTTTTGGTTGCTGAAGTTCCTGCAGGAACATCTAAACCGTAAGGTTTATAATATTGTCCCCAACGTACAGGGTCATATAATTCACCATCAACAGATGCTTCAAACATTTCAAAGATTACTTTCATATCGTCTTCTGTTGGACGTTTTGGCATGAACTCATTTAAGTTAAAAAGACCATGCGTTTCAATTACCGCACGTTCTTCTTCGTTTAATGAACGTTCTTTGCGTGACCAACTTGAAGTTGAATAATCAGCATATTGACCTTTTGTTGTCTTAGTAAGACGGAAGTCAGTACCTTGTTCATAATCAGTTGGTAGATTATCCATATCTGGGTCCATCAAAGCCGCTTTTAACAACTTAAAGATTTGTGGTCCAATGATAAATCTACGTACTGGATTTTCTGGTTTTTCACCACCGATTGGATCGGTGCAAATCAATCCTTGAAAAACGTATGAACGTTTTTTCCAATATGTACGACCTAAGTCTTCCATCGCTGGATCTTTGAACCAAGGACGAATTTCTGCGTGAATTGGGCATGGTTCTCCCCACATTTCAACGCAAGGAACTTGAACGATTACTCGTTTTGTTTCATCCCCGCCTTTAACACCTGGAAACGGAAGTTTAACAACTTGACGTTCTTTCCAAAAGAATGTGTTAGTGGGGTCTCCATCTGGAAGGAATCTCAATACTGCTGTATTGTCATTGTCCATATTCCAGAAAGGATATACTGCATCTGAGCCTCGATTTGCTTGTGAGTTTTCTGATGCCTTATTGTCTTGTGCGAGTAATTTCGCACGGATTTCTGCTAGTGTAGCCATTATATTCTCCTATATTAGCCTTTATTAGTTTTGTTGTATATTAGTTATATTAGCCTAAACGTATCATATATTTTTTAAGCATGATACTATTATACTTATCTTTTTTGCAAAAGTCAAGAGTTAAATGCTACTTTTTGTAAGTTTTCTTAACTTCAAAATTATATAGAAGTCTTCTTAACTTCAAAATTGTGGTGAAAATTATTTAAACAATAAAAAAGGAAGCACTTAACTCCCTTTAATTATAACACAATTGATGTGTGTTTGTCAACTATAAAATGACATATTTTAGTAATTAGTCATATTAATCCCAATTGAGTTTATTTCTAATTTCCGCAACAGCATCTAGAATTCTCATTGCCATCTCAGAAAAAACAAGGTCCTCGTCATTAATGTATTCTTCAATATCGTTTAAGTGGTTTGCAATCTCATCTCCTGGATTGATTTCTATTTCTGTAATGCCTGCTAATTTGCTAAGTCTTTCTTGGTCCATATCTTACTCCTAATTGATTTGTTTTTCCTGGATAAGAACTCTATCTGGGTTAAACTTTGAAAATGATTGTTCAACCATCACATCCCAATTTTCATCTGCTGATTTTGTCTGTTTTTCTATTTTTACTTTAGACATTTTCAATAAATGACCTGCAACTTTAAGTTCTTCTTTATCAACTCCTGCTGGATTCTTGCGAATATCATTAGCAATATCAGTCAAAAAGAACGATAATTCCGCCGCTCTATCATGTCCTTTCTTTTTCTTATTTTTATCATCTAGTGTGTCTACTTCAACTCTGTCAGCCAAATCATCAAATGTCATTGCTATCATATCAATTTTTCTTTGAGCCACTTCTTCTGGTGTACGAGGTTCAGCATATTGCTTCTTAATCTGCTCGTAATCATAATCACCTTTCGGTGCACCGAAGGATATCACATTGATTATTTCATCAGTCTTTTTTGTTCTTGCCGAAATTAGTTCTTTAACTCTATCTACTTGATTGAGTCTACGATTTTCCATTTCTTCTTCGTTGACTTTGTGTAGCAATGGGAAAATATCTCTTAATGATTCTTCAAATGTTGATTTTGTAAACTTTTGTACAAATGTATCTACTGCTTCTTCTGAAATTTCTTCTTGTATTTTTTCTTCTTTAAGAGCAATGCCTTCTACAAAATTAGCATATCCTTTCGTGCCTTGAATTCTCTGTACTGTTTCTTTAATTGAATTCATACTGCGTTTAACATTCCATATATCAGCACGATTAGTTTCGTTTACTAATTGCTGTCTGTTAACTACGCCCATAAACTCTTTCAATCTTGATAAGTTGTCAGACAACTCTACAATAGCCTCTCCTACTATATCATGTGGAACTCCACCTGATGCTACGTGTCTCGCCATTGCTCTTGCACCATTCAAATGTATAAATGGGTACTTGAAACGCTCGCCTTCTCCTGATTCAACAAAAATTGCTGTGATGTTACGTGAACGTGAGCCACGAGATTCCTCGTTTACTGGCGCACGGTGTTTTAATATTAATCGCACATTTTCTAATGTTTGTCGGCTTGTGCGTGATGACCCAGACAATGGGCCCATGCCTTCATTGACGTGGTCAGTCATGGTTTGCTCCTTATTTTGTTCAACCTTATATGCATAATTTTTAGGTTCTATATGTTTTCCGAATGAACGAATATCGAAATCTAACATATTAGTACGTGCCATAGATTTTAGTTGATGCATCATATTGTTGACACTTTCATTATCGATATCGATATCTTCTCCAATATGAAATTTTAATTCTCTAGTATTATCGTCAATATGAACCATCATGTTTGGTTCTTTGACGTAAAAAAATCTTGCATCGCCTGGGACTGCTACACTTTTACCACTAGTAGCATCAAACATCTTCATTTGAAGTCCACTGCCTTGCATTAATTTCATTACTTTTGTTGCGATATTATCTAAATTTATAGCCATAATTTTTGTTCTCGTTCGTTATGGTAGTATTTATCAAAATATCACAGGAAGTGGGTCTGAGTAATCATCATCACTGTCCAACACTGATCCAAGCAGTTCTTCGTATCCTTCCTCGAACCTAGATATAACCTGAATCTGTCTTACACACAATAATGTTGCTGAAACTAAGTCATCTGTTTCACCAGTTTTTGCTTCATAACTTTTTCCTTTTGCTATAAAAGTCTTTAATTCTCTTATGAAATTCTTACTTAGTGGCGTCATCTTGTCACTTTCAATCCAAGATTTCATCTTCATACAAGCAGTAATTTTTGTCTTATATGTTGTAGTAAATCCTTTTCTTGATACTCGTTGTCTACCTTTCTTTTTAGGTTCATGTAAGAATGTACCAGGAAACTTATCTTCATCCATCTCTTGTATGACAACTAAAGCGGCTTCTCCTAATGAGTTGTTCTCTACACTCCAATATATTTCGGGTGCATTATTACCAAGTTCTCTCATTTCATCATTGATAATAGTAAGAATGGTGTGCATTGTTTTAACTTGTCCATGAACATCTGTTCTATTATTCTGCCATTCTGCGACTTGTATAAGTTCTGGTAACGCCCACACTTCAATAGCAGAGTTATCTCCACCAGTTCCCATAGCAGGATCTAATCCTATAACATAAGTAGACTCTTTATTAATATGTTCATACCATCTAACTTGCCCAGTTCTTAATATTGGTTCTTTTCCTTTGATTCCTGACAATTTCAAACTGTTAACTAACGTTTCATCATATGCGATAAATTGACATTCATGTTCTCTTAGAAAACGTTCTTTACCCACCCGTGCTTCTTCTTCAACTGCCCATTTCTTATCTCTATCAGGATGTTGATGCCATACTGCATTGTATGGTCTAAAACCATTAATACCTACTTCTGTTTCATTTCCATAAGCATCTAATCTCTTATTCGCACCAGACCATATAGTTGCAAACTGGTCATCATCTAAGTTTGGTGTTGATGTGATAATTGCTTTACCACCTGTTGCTAATGTTGGTGAGATAGAAGTCCAAAATTCTTTTGCTATTGTTGGTCTAACAAATGCAAACTCATCTGCATATAGCAATGAAATAGAAAGACCACGACCAGTATTTTCAGTCGTTGCTTGAGCAATAATACGTGAGCCATTGTCAAATTCGATACTACCTTTGTTATAGTTTGTCACGCCTGCTCTAATATAGTCTGGACACATCTCATATGCATATCTAATTCTGTGCATGATTTCTTGTGCGCCTGAATACTTATGAGCCGCAATTAGAACAGTTTGGTCTGGATTAAACATTGCATACCACAATAGATATCCAGCCGCTGTTGTAGACTTACCCATCTGTCTACCTAACATAGATATAGAAAATCTAAAATTATGATAAGAGTGTGCTAAATCCTGTTGATAATCATATGCCTTGTATAGTATACTTCCCCGTATAGGATGCTGAATCATAAAATACTTACTCAGAAAATAGAACGGGTCCGACATACATTTGCTAAATTCTAACAATTGTACGTTACTAAATTGGGTTTTTGTATATGGTTTTTTGGTTAAATCTGCCACTATTAAATACTCAGTTAATTATAATAGTATTTATCTTTACATATAACGCAGTGAGTAAATCAGATAAATACTATTGATGTTTGAGGGATTCCCACCTTCATCATCAATCATATGGGAGAAATAATATGGCAAGATATAGAGGTCTTAGAGCAATCGCTGGTATGGCTCGTATTAAGGTTAGACGTTCAATCGATTTGAGAGAATTGTCTGATTTTGGTGCGATTACTTCAAGCGGTGATGATTTACCAACAGCAGGTGCATGTCACCGTGCTTCAACTGGTGGTTCAACAGGAGCAACTCGTGGTCACACCAATCTAGGTGAACTTACGGGTGTTAAAGTTGACACACAAGATATGGGTTCAATTACTGTAACTGCATCTTCGGATTTAGGTTATAATGATGAATCTTATGGGTATTAATCAACTCTAAATTAGTATTTAGGAAGCCCGCTGAAAAGCGGGTTTTTTATTGGGTAAAAACAAAAAAGTCTCACTAGGAGACTTTATTTGTTAGCAATAGAGGAATGTTATTTAAAAACCAACACGTGCTTTAAAATCTAACTTACCCGTTTTCTTTTTGCCAGTGCCATCCGTAGTATCTGTGCTATGAGGGTCGTGTGGAACTGAGTCGTAAGCGCCGCCCAGTCTATCACCCGTACCATCTGGATTTTTTGTAACTCTTGAATAATGGCCATATGTTCCTGCCTTTGAAGTTTTACCTTTTTTTGCTAGTTTTTGAATAGGGTCAATATAAGTCATATCTGGTCCTGAATTCGGCCAATCAAATGATTGGTCTCCAGGGTCAATATCAGGATGTGGTAGTCTGCTAGGGCGCTTTTCAGAACCATCTTCTTGAATACCTGCTAATTTCTTAAGTCTTTCTAAATCTTCTCCACGAAGTTTTGATTTACTTGAGTCACCTTTAATATCAATTTTTGGCTCTTTTGCATTTGGATTTGCTTTACTTGAGTCACCTTTAATATCAATTTTTGACGCTTTTGCATGTGGACTTGCTTTAGTTAAGTCGCCCTTAATAGCAACAGTATCACGTTTCTTAGGCATAATAATATCAATCTTTGCTTCTTTACCTGAAGGATCACCCCATGATGGCTTGGCTTTAGCCTTATTCCATGCTAATTTTTGTATTTTATCAACATGTTTAAGAGTATCCACCTCAGGTCCTGATTTACTTGTGTCACCTTTAATACGATGATCCTTAGTACCTGCAAAGTTCATTGGACGTGTTGCACCTCTTTCATTAAGACCTGCTAATTTAGCCATTCTATCTTGGTCTTCGTTTGATTCATCAAAGTCATTTGTCAATACTGCTTTTCTCATTTTAACTGGTCCTTTTTCATCTTTATAAGGATTATTCGAGGAATCGTCATCATCTGTGCTTACATGAACTACCTTTTGTTGATGGACTGGAATGCCAGCATCTATCATGTCTTTTGTTGACATATTGCCCTTTTTTCTTGCTAGTCTTTGAATATGGTCATCATATCCGACAGAATCAGGATCAACTTCAAAGTCTTCGCCTATGCGTTTGTGTTGAAGTGGGACTTTAGTGTTTGGTTGTGGACGTTTATCAATCGGTCTTTTTGGGATTCTCTTCGATGACTTAAAGCCTTTTGGCTTTAATAAGCCACCGGTTGCACCACCAATTATTTTTGGCACTTGTTTCACCGCTGGTGGCTTTTCTAAATTGGCTTTATCTTTCTCTCTTGCTAGTCTTTGAACTCTGTCATCATAATTATCATATGGCGTTGACGTACCACCTGATAAACCAACACCTTCTTGAATATCTGCAACTTCTTCTGTAGATTCTTCGTCAGTTTCTTCAACTGCTTCATCTTTTTTGCCTTGTTTGGCAAGAATTGCTTTTTGTAATCCAGCAGGTAATTTCTTTTGTCCTGCTGTTAATTCTTCGTTAACTTCTTCAGATTCGTCAAATTCTTCCATCATTGCTTCATAAATCTCATTTTCGTCTAAAGAGTACTCTAATGGATTATCACCAAGTGTTGGTTGAATTGTTTTCTTTTGTTTTGCAATACTTTCTGGAGATTTTTTAGAGTAATCATCTAAATCTAATTTATCATTCGCAGGAGTAGGTTCAAACACTGAGTCATCCTCAGCAACTACTTGTGCGTTTTCTAGGCCTGCTAGTTTCATCAATCGTAGAATTTCTTCTGGATGCTCTGTGACAGTCTGGCTAGTCGTTACTGACTGCCCGTTGTCCTCTGTTGTTGATAGGTTATATTGTTTGCTCATTTTTCATCTCCACTGATAACTGATGCACTTGATTGTTCGTCTTTTGACATCTGTTCCTGTGCTGGATCAGATTTTGTCTTAACGCTTAATGCGTTCTCAACCGTGTCATGTTCTTTTTTCTCTAAATTGTTTAAAAATTTATCTACAAAAGTTTTACCGTAATTTGCACCGTCATCTGATTTATCATCATAGTCTGTGCCTAATAGTGCTTTTTTATCTTCGTCATCTTCCGATTCTACTTCAGGTTCCCATCCTTCTGGATGAACAACTACATTCTCAAGTGAAACACCAAGTATATCACTTAATTGTTGTTGTAGAATGTCTGCTGACAATGGATAACCAGTAACTATATCAACTTTTGAAACTTTTGAATTTGTTGCATTATTAAAAAACATTGGATTCTTAGTGATAGGCGTTGTCGATGTCTTTGACATCGTTTTAAGGTCGTATTTTGTCAAAAATGTCTCAATACGATTTTCCTGTGCTTCATCTAAGTCACAACAGAATCTTAATGTGAATTTATGTTCTTTTGTTGACTCTGTTAAGTATTGTTTAAATGTTTTCATTGTATGTTCCATATATGTTTTTTAATATATAACTTTAATTGCTCTATTCTTATTTATCATTTTCTATATCTTTTTGGGCAGAATCAATTCGTTTTAACAGTTCATTTCT